GTGCCCTCGATACCACAGATGATGTCGATGAGGTATTGGAGGCCCTCGTTCAGCGCCAAGTTCTCCTCGAAGGATTCGACGTTGAAAAGCAGCGCTGGGAATAGTTCGACGACTTTCTCAAGGCCCAGCTCGTGTATCAGTCGCTCCGTTTCGCCATCGGGGTCTCGGAACTTGTGGATGGTCCACTTGGCCTTCCAGCCGATCTTATCTAACGCTTGCATTTATTTTTCACATTCTCCTCTCTTTTTCCCCCCGCTTCTCCCAACCATCGCACTATAGCGGGGCAGTGCGTTCATGTTGAGCATGGAAAAAATTAGAAACGACCAAGTGCGATCCAGCGTCCATCAACGTCAGCGGCAGTCACGATGGTCACGCTCCCGCCGTTAAGCGGGAAGTCCTCATTCACGACAGTGTTCGACACGACAGCGGCACCCTTCTCCTGTACATGTAAATCCTCTACGACCGAAAGACCCGTCTCGATGTCGCCACCCGTACCTCCCCCCGTATTGGTGAACGTACCCCTCACGAGATACAAATCACCTAGTGGCAAAGGATGACCCACGACTTCTGATGCGAAGGCCATTCTCAGTCACCCCTAGAGTAGGTCACGTAGCTTGCCGTGTGGTGCAAAGTTGACTACCTCAACCTCACAGACAGTCAGGTATCCAGCCACTTTCTTCAGGCGGTCGAGGGCAATCCAGTCATCAGAGCCCCTAGTCTCGATGTACATCGTCGGGTAGGCCATCTTCAGCCTCATGAACCTGGTGTCGATGAGGTAAACACGGCCTGTGCCATCCTCGGGCACGTTCTTGTCAGTGATTATCGGGTAGTCCTTGTAGCTGGCGACCTCGAAGCCCATCTCCTGACCCCGAGCGGTCCGCACCCCGTTGAAGGAGAGCTCAACCCTCTGAGTCGGAATGTATCTAAGCTGGGCCTGTTGTAACGCCGCTATCTTGTCCCTCGTCTCCCTTGTGGTCAGCAGGAAAGAGTACTCCTTCTTGGCCCCAGCGTCTTCACACGTGCGTATGAGCTCGTCCAGCAACGTAGTGCTCACGGCCCGATCTGTTCCACTGTTATGCAGAACGGTGGAGTCGTAAGTCGTGCCAGCGTCACGGTCCACGGTCGTCCCGTAGGGGTCGAACCAATGGTTGTAGGTGCCACCAAAGGTATCCTCCTCGTCGTCGTTCGAGATCAGGCGGTCCAGGGCTTCATTGTTGTACATGTCAGTGGTTGTGCGGTCAGCTCCTGCGGCTGCAGCCTCGGCTGAGGCGTCGGCCAAGAACTTCTCGTCGAGTCCAGCTATGTGTATGTCCTGGTGCTCACGACGTAGCTCTGCGGCGATGTCAAGGCCTTCATTCCTGGCAGCATGAAATTGCGCCTTTTCCATGATTTCCCACATGGTAAGCATCCACTTGGTATCGGTGTCGTAAATCGCATAGTCGGGCTTGTCTGTCTCAGGAAGCGCAGCGTTCTCAGCGATGCCAGTGATCTTGTTCGTCGGGTCTGCTGTCATCACTCTAACGCCGTCCCTCACCCAAGGAACCTTTGGAAGCGCAGAGATGGCTGATATCTCACGATGCAGCATCGAGAAGGCAGCCTCACCATAGAGAACCTGCCAGATGCCCGTCGTAGTGCTCAGCATGGGATCGTCGGCCTTGGCAAATGCATCGTTTTTATGCTGACCCCTGACCCACCTTCTGAACTTCGGGTCAGTGTAGAACAGCTTCATGTAGTCCTCGAACTTCATGAACTGCAGGTCATACATCACTTGCCCCTCCTCATTCGTTCGACCTCGGCAAGCGGATCGTCAGAACTCCATAGCTTCTCGTGAACATCGTCCCCGCCAGGCAATTGTGGTCCCATTCCCTTGATGAACGGCATGTCCTCAACCTCTGCAACTCTCGTCACAAGAGCATCAAAGTCAGCCTTCGTGAAATGACCAGCTTCGCCCTCGCCCTTCAGTCCCTTCAGCACGCCATCAATTGCCTCAAGCTTAGCAGTAATGCCTGCTTCGCTAAAGCCCCCAAGCTTCTCATCGAGTAACTCTATAATCTCCGCCTTGAGAGCTTCTGAATCTCTGTAACCTTCAAGTCTTTTGGCAACTAAGTCAGTGATCTCCGTCTTCAAGCCTTCCTTGAACTCGTCAAGTGCGCTGTTGATCTCCTCCACGATTTCCTTACCCTTCTCGTCAAGTAGTGTCTGTACCTCTTCTTTTTCCAATTTTTCTTCTCTCCTATGGATGCCGATATCACTTCGCGAAACTATCCCATGATAGGACAACTTGTTTGCAGGCCTAGGAACATAGCTAACATCGTGTATCGTCGTGCCAACGAGTGAACCCAACTTATCGAAGATATAGTAGCCTCCAATGCTGTAGGCCTTCAAGAGTCCCTCTTTGATAAGCTCCTTAACGTTTCGAAGCGCGTTACTCGGTCTGCTAACGACGAACCAACCAACCTCGTCAATCGCCGTCTTGAGAATCTTTCCGTCTGCTGTCTCGTACTCTCGAAGAACAAGGCCCGCTGGCTCGCTTCGTCTATGACAGTAGAAGACAATAGGAGTCTCGAAATACTTCTCGGCACCATCCCGAATCATATCAGGCGTGAATTTGTCGCCCCAAGTATCCTCAATACAAGTTGAGGCATATCCAGCCACGACAAAATCATCATCCACCCCATCAATCTTCTCAAATGATCCCGAAAGCATCATATTGGTGCGCAGATGGAGCTTTTCTTCCTTCATGAAGTAAAGAAGGCCACGGTCTTCCGCCTGAAACTTCTGAAGGCTCATTGCAATTGTATCGTTCAAGTTGTGTTCCTGTAACCAGTTCTCATAGAACCAAAGCGCCGCAGCCCTCAGACGACGGAAGAGCTCTCGAAAAAGCTTGTCAAACTCTATGTGTCTCGTTTGACTCTTCTGACTGTTCAACGATTTCTCGTCATCATAGCCATGCTTATTCAGCCAAGCATTGTAGACCTGTTCTCCCTTCTCGCAAGGTCCACCTTTGGGGCTAGTCTCATCAGTCTTGCCAGTACAATACTGTTCCTGCATTGCCTGATAAATTTCTTCGAAATCGCTGTGTCTCGGCATATCCAACTTAAATCCTAATGTACATAATATTTATATATTCCTAAGTTACCACTAAGTAGCAAGGAGCTACAAAACCTTATGAAAAAGAAAATAAGCGTTTCACTCTCCGAAGAACTTCTCAAGGCCATACAAGAGAATAAGGGCATTCTAAGCCGCAGCGCTTTCATCGAACGCTCAGTGCGCGAATACATTCTCGAACACAAAGGTGTGATGGTGCCTGTTTGAAAAAGTCCTGAAAAGGTTTGGATACTTCAAAGGCGAGCCGTTAATCGCCATTGCAGATCCCTTCAAAACAACAGAGACCTATTGGAAAGAACAATTCCCAACTGAAACAGACGCTCCAGCCGCAGTAGCAAAAGGCGTCATCCCCAACTGGATAGTGAATCCGCAGTACGGACAGCCAAGATACACAAGAGAACGAACAGCATTCAACCCAACTGAAATAAGAAAGCTCGCCACATGCAGCGTCGTAAGAGCCTGCGTCAAACGACTACAAAGCGATATCATGAGCACTCCCTTCAAAGTCGAAGGAGAGGGCCTCAAAAGCCTGATTGATAGGCCGAATCCGAACAATGAACCTTTCATGAGCATCATCGGCCAAGTCATCCAAGACGTACTTGAACTCGACGCAGGTATCATAGAAAAAGCATATGGTGGAAGAAGCAAACAACTAAAAGAACTCTATGCACGAGACGGAGCCACATTCTATAAGGACATCGACAAACATGGAAGACTCGGAGTATTACGAGACACAATCTATACAGCAGATGACAAGCTCGAATACAAAGAAGCCATAGGACGACGACAAAAAGGCATCAAAAGGATGAAGGTGGCATATTGGCAATTTGCCTGGACGGCAGATACAGGACCAATTCCATTCGAGGCTAAAGAGATTGTCTACATCATGCAGCACCCGAGGACCGATTCACCCTACGGTCAAAGCAATGTCTACAGCGTCCACATGGAAGTCGCCAACCTCATGCAGGGCGTCATGTCAAGAGAGCTAATTCTACGCAAGTCAAGAATACCACATGGAATTCTCGGCTTCGAAGGCATGACGGGCACAGAATGGGAACGATTCAAAGAATACGTAGACAAGGACGTAATGGGACGAGAGCACAAAGTCGTCATCGTCGGACGCAAGCCCTTCTGGATACCGTTCAGCTTCACGGACAAGGACATGCAATTCCTCGAAACACAGCAATGGTTCACAAATCTAGTGCTCAACGTATTCGGCCTCACCAGAGTGGTCCTCGGCCTAGAGACAGAACTGAAGGGCGAAGCGCAGACGCAGAGACAGCTCTACACGCAGAAGGGATTGTGGCCACTGCTCATGCTCATGGAGTATCACATCAACGCAGGACTTGCCTCACAGCTCGGCGGCGAGTTCCATTTCACGCTACACGACCCAATCGCAGAAATGCAAAGGCTTGAGATGGATGAGAAGGCGCTGAAGAATGGCATATACACCATCAATGAGATTCGGATAAAAAGAGATCTTGAACCTGTGCCGTGGGGCGAACTGAACACAGCGGCCCTAGCAAACCTCGCCCAATCATACTTCTACGGAGCGCTCAGTATCGAACAGTTTCAACTCATGGCAGGCATTCCTTCAATCCATGAGGCGATGAAGCTGCTGAAGAGCATCGGAGAGATAGCCGACGAAGAAAAGCGACAACAATTCTTCAAGAGGGTATATGAAATTTGGCGCAAATTATAGAAGAAGACCCCCCTCGCATGAAGTGGGCTCTCGACCAATTCGAACAGGAACTACTGTGGAGCCTAAACATAGCTGAATTCATGATATCAGAGGAAGTCGAGTGGCTCATAGAACTTAGATTCAAAGTCACAATAAGAAGAGCCGCAGTCTTCGCCGCAATGAAGGTCAATCGCCTCAGCATGAACTTCCTGGTCGGCGAGGGATGGTTGCCTTTGGACGATCAAATTTTGGACCAACAAATCGCCCAAACCATCCAAGAGCTGAAGGAGGCAGGAGAAGACGAACACCGCATACGACTCATCGCAAGAACAAGCCTGATGCGAACATACAACACGACGGCACTGAAGCACTACAGAGGATTTGGAATCCAACAGTACAGATATCTCGCCCATGCAACGGCCTGCACCGACCCAAAGGAACTGCCCGATGGAACAGTCGTCGAAGGCGGCTGCATAGAGCTACACAATCAGATCTATCCCATTGATGATGAAGTGCATGTACCGCCAATCCATCCAAATTGTAGATGCACCATCGTACCCGTTCTAAAGGAAGTTTAATTATGTCAACTCATAAAATTGAAATAATTGTTAAAGGCACGCCATCCTTAATTCAAGGCATTGCCACAATCAAAAAAGAAGACGCTCGTAAAGGCAGTATTTGGATAAGCGGAAATACAAACGTGAAAATATTAGTCAATGATGAACAAATCTATGATTCCACAAAGGAGGATAAAAAATGAAGATCAAGAGAACAAGACGTGACAATATATCTGCCAAAAGCTATCGATGTCAAAAGAACGAAAGCATCCTCATCGATGGAAATGGCGTGATATGGATACTGTGGAGGGAGCCTTAATGCTCCGAAAAATAAAACACGCCCTTGGACAACATGCATGGCGTCATTTCGGTGAATTAGAAGAGCCGTTGAAGCGCATATGCATCGATTGCAAAAGAGAGGAGGAACTAATAAATGGAGAATGGAAAGAAGTGTAAATACGCAGAAAGTCTTAACTGTGAATTAAAGAGCAGCCCCAAACCAGAAGACTACTTAATCTGTATGCCCAATTCAATCATTCACGACATAAACCGCATACTCCTCCATCTCGGCGAAACTCCCATAGAATTACAGCACGGATTTGGCATCTACGAAAACCTAACACATATTCGACTTCTGCGCGACGGATTCAACGAATTAATAGAAAAACACTATCCAGCAGTCATCAAAAGAATGGGCCGCAAGAAGGCCATAATAATCATGCCAATCCTCGAAAGAGAAGACGAAGAAAATCCATTGGTGATATAAGTATGAACGTAACGACACTTGTAATTCCCATCGGGAACATCCCCATAGCTGTTCCTCTCCCCCTTCCCGAACCATCTGACGTAGCAACTTTCTGGTTCGTCTTCACGCTCTTCTTCACCCGAGGCTTCTGTAAGGGATTCGACCAATTTATACAAACGACAACATGGTTTGAAAATCTCTCCTACGAAGAAGCATGGATCGCAAAGCAGGCTCTCAATCTACTACATCATTGGTATATCGGATGGTTCATCTGGGTCCACGCCGAAATCATCGCAGCACATCCAGCCTGCCCCTTCAAAGATTGGGTTGTCGTGTACTACATCGGCTTCGCCATCCTTCTCGACGACCTGCCTGATATCCCGCCAAGGCTTCGCAAGATATTCGAGGGCTACGCAGATTGGTGGAAAGGCCATGCTTGATGTTGTTGAATGTCCAGCTTGTGGAACCGACAACCATCTAAATCCCGAGAAACATCGCGCTCGCTTGAAATATTGCCGTAACTGTCGCGCCGTTCTCACTCAACCCTCCATCCCTTTCACGCAATTTAGACGCCTTAAATTCTTTTTCGTTCACACAGTTTCGTCTTGGAAGCGCGAAATAGAGAAGATGAGAAAGACAGCTGGATTACAACATCGTGCTAACACATTGGAGAGAGATTTACTTCTGCAGGAAAGGAGAGCAAAGAGGGAGTTGGAAGCGATGTTGAAAAAACATCCACATCTCAAAAAATGGATGTAATCGCCGTGATCATTATCGCTATTGCATGTCTTTTGCTTGTAGCTATATGGTTCATCACTGATTACTATCGGCGTCTTAAACAAAGACAACGAACTTCAAACGCCCTAAAAGATATTGAATCTATTGAACCTGAAATAAAAACACATACTCCCACTTTACTTGATGAGGCTCCTTCTGTACCTTATCGTCAAGATCTAGGCATGAAACGACTATCACGACACAAAAAGAGTCGAGTCTATGACCGAAAATCAGGATTTGATTGGAACAAAAGACCTGAAGAAGAAGAAGATAAAAAATGAATAAAAAAATTCGAAACATACTTAAACAAATAATTCAAAGAAATCCGCAGATAAAACTTTTATTGATAAATAAAATAAGACCTCTACATTTCATCTATCATTTCATTTATGGATTGCTATGCGGCTATCTACCATCAAACTCAATTCCCTGGATAAGAAAAAGTTGGAACAATAGAGAAGTAAGAGAACTAGGAATAAATTTTCGTTATACACTGAAGAAGGGTTAAGATGGAATATCTTATATGTTATTTTGGCTGTCGCATCTCCAATTCAGAACCGAGATTTCCAGCCACGCGTTTN